AATAACAAGGCTTTTAAACAGTATGAAGAATATGCTGAAAAATTAAAGGAAATAAATGCTTTAACCGATGCAATAAATGAATACCGTATCGCTGCATTGGAAGCTAATCAGGCTGAAAAAAATTGGTTCTCAGAAGATAATTTACGACAATTACGTGATTTTAGAAAAGTACATGATGAAGTTTACAAGGCTTATATAGACAAAGCGTCAGAAGCACAAGCTATCTACCAAAATAAAGGTGGTGGTGGTTGGCTTACTGGTGCTTTTAACTGGGTAATGGGCAATTTGTCCGCTTTGTCATGGTGGGATGAATGGAGAGATATTTGGGGGCAGGGAGATTATGAAAAAGGTCAGACAGCAGCAATCAATAACTTGCGTATTGAAACAAGAAAGAGAAGTAAAGGTTTCCTTGGTTCTGGTATAGGTGGGCACTCTCAGAAAACAGAAGATCTGGTAACATGGGCAAGAAATCAGGGCTTAGGTGAACTGTTTGATGATGAAGGATTGATTAACAAGGAGCTTGCGCAATCACTTATCGACAACTACGGTGATAAACTTGTTGGGCAAACAAAAGAAACTCTTGAAGCTCTGATCGAACTTCGAGAAAAATATGATGAATATTTAGAACAGCTACATGAATATGTAAGTTCGTTATACCAGCCTTTGGTTGATAATTTCGTGGATAGCCTTTGGGATTGGTTGGATAATGGCAAAGACGCTTTGGACAGTTTTAAAGAATATGCTTCTGACACATTCCGAAATATTGTGTCTGATATGTTGCGCTCTATTGTACTTAGTAAAGTCGTTGATAAATTTGATGAACAGATAGCAACGTTGTACGAACGATATTCAAAAGGAGAAATTGATGAGCAAAGCCTTATGAAACAGGTAGCGGATGCGACTAAGGATTTAATTGGTAGATACGAAACGAATATTCCAACTCTTGAAAATATTCTTAATACAGTTAATGGCTATTTCAAGGATGCTGGAATAGATTTAAAAAAAGGCGATGATGATTCACGTAAACCATCCACTAAAGGAATAACAGCTGCAAGCCAAGATAGCGTAAATGAATTGAACGGGCGTGCTACTGCCATTCAGGGACATACCTACTCTATTAATGAAGGCATAAAATCTCTTATAAAAGATAGTGCGCATATCCTTGATTTATTAAGTGGCATAAAAGATAACACATCTTATTGCAAGAAACTTGAAAGCATTAATTCTACCATTGGGAATATGAATTCCAATATAAAGGAAATGAAAGAAAGCATAGATAACATGAATGATAAAGGTGTAATAATGAGGAAATGAAAAATAACTTATACATAGACGGTACGGACGCTTTTACTCGGTTCGGGGTTTTTATTGCTGAGGGTGGGCATAACGAAGTTGTTGCTTTCCCGGCATTAAAAGCACCAGAAGTTTCTAATGATTGGGCTGAGTATGACGGTATCGAAGTGGATTTGTCGGATCCTAAACTTGATACTAAAGAACTTGAAATAAAGTTCAACGCAGTAGGTATGTATCAGACTGGAGATTTCATTTCTCTGTTGTCCGATGGAGCTTACCATACCTTTGAGTTTAAAAGAATCGGATATAATTGTAAACTCCGATTGGTTTCAGAGGTAAATGTAGCTCTGTATATCGGTGCTAAAAGTTTCTCGTTAAAATTCGCAGATGATTTCCCTTTGAGAGATTATAAATATACGGCTCCTTTATCGACAACCAATATACCTACGCAGGGGTATGAAATAGACGGGATAGATTTCTCCGTTTACGGTATTCGTGTATTGGAAGGAAGCGAGGCACAAATACTTAAAGCTCCAGCAGTGAAGAAAAATATGTTACGTAACCTTTCTACCCAAAATGGGGCTATTTATGATGGCAAACAAGTAGTGTACCAACATAAAGAAGTTGCCTTGAATTGTTGCTTAATCGCTAAGAATCTAACGGAGTTCTGGAGAAATTACAATGCTTTCCTTCACGATCTGATAAAGGTTGTGGAAATAGACGAAGGCGAAGGCGTGAAGGTACAAACGGCTGAAAGATCCTTGTTCGTTGAAAGCACTTACGAGGAATACCCATGTTACTACAAAAGCTCAAAAGTAAGTCTGTTTTCCCCTGACGATCAAGTTTGGTGCGCTTTTACCCTAACGTTGGTATTCACTGCCTTTAGAGTTGGAGAGGATGAATATTTACTTGCTTCTGAAGCTGGAGAATTGATAGTTACAGAAGATAGTGAGTTTTATATAGATTTGAAAAGCTATGGCTATTAAAAAGAAGAAAATAAGCGAGCTGACACTTTCGGATAACCTGAAAGGATTGTACACTATTGGAGTTAAATTAATCAATGGGGTACAAACCAGCGTAAAAGTAAGTTTGGAATACATTCAAACGGCATACGAGAACGCTGTAAAAGCAACTAACAGTGCAAATGAAGCTGCCAAGTCTGCTAACAATGCTGCTTCAAGTGCCAACACTGCAACCTCAAACGCAAATAAAGCTACTGAGGCAGCGAAAACGGCTACCAATAATGCTAATGAGGCTACCCAACAGGCTAAAACTGCTACTTCCAACGCAAACTTGGCTACTCAAAAAGCGAATACAGCAGCTACCAATGCAGATAATGCACGAAAAGAATTAGAAGAAATAAAAAGTGCAACTGAAAGTGCTACAGCCAATGCCAACAAAGCAGCTACTAATGCGAATGAGAAAGCACAAAAGGCAGAAACAGCAGCTAACAGTGCAAATACTCAGGCAAATAGGGCAAAAGAACAAGCGGATAATCCCCCGAAAATGGGTGAAAATGGCAACTGGTGGAAATGGGATGAAACGCAAAAGAAGTATGTAGATACTGGGATTTTGGCAAAAGGCGGTATTCTCTATCCTACTTTTACGATTGATCCCGATACAATGGAACTGATCATGTATTACCAGGATGATATAGCTGCTGATATGTTTGATATTGACAATGAAGGATTTTTAATTTTTAACCCCAAGTGATATGGCAGAAGGAAACATAAGATTAGGAAAGGTTGCTTTCGTGGATAAGGGAACTTATTCAGCAGCTACCACATATAATACATTTGATTTCATTACTACGGATGATAGTTGCTATCTCTGTATCAAGGACGGGAACAAAGGACACGCTTTAACCGAAACTACCTGGTGGAAATGTATTGCTCGTGGAACAACCGCCACAGCAGCAGCTAAAAAGGCTGAGGACGCTGCTAAACTGGCTAATGAAAAAGCTACAGCAGCCGATAGCGCAGCAGGTAAGGCAGTAGAGGCTACCAACAATGCCAACGCAAAAGCTAATGAAGCTCACGAAAAGGCAGAAGAAGCCAATACTGCTAAAGATAATGCAAATGAAGCTACTGGCGATGCAAGGGTAGTTATCGCAAGGCTGGAGGAACTGGAAGAATTGCTAATCTCAAAATACAAGCTGATCCCTACTTCCATGAAGCTAAACTACCCGAAAAAAGTTACTTACAGGAATACCCAGCCTTTCAAAGTTGAGGTAGAATTACTTCCCGTAGATACTGGTAGGAATGTATTGTTTCTCGGTGATGATCGGGCGGTGTCTATCACTCCTGATGGCGTATTTATGATTAACGGTGTAGGGATGAGTAAAATTCACGTTATCCCAACGGAAAATACGGGTATTTATCAAACTATACAGATTGAAGTACAAGAGCCAGGAATAAGGTTTACTTCTGGTAGGGGTATGCGTTTATCCGGCTCTGGTGGTATCATATTAACTTAGTAAATTTATTGTTTAACTTCTTAACATTATAAAGATATGGCACTTACAGCAGAAGAGGAAGCTAAAGTAAAACAGATTATTACAGCTTACGACAATGGCAAAAGATTAAATGAATTACCGGTAGCAAACAGCAGTAACCCTTTCGACCTCATAACTGAGGTATTGGATAAAAGCGGAGAAAGCAAACAAGCTGGTCTGGCTACTATGTTACCTTATGCGGAGGATCAATGTAGCTATGGTGGAGAATTAGATGTAACCGTATCTTCTTCGGTTCTTACCCGTACTGGCAATATGACACTGCATAAAACATTGCCAATTCAAAGCAAGATGAGAGGGTGTTTGCTGTCAGATGAAGGTAAGGTTATTGAATACTTAAACCCTACCAACTGGAAAGCACATAAAAGAGATGGTTCCAATGGTATGGTAATGGTAGAAATTCCGGATCACTGGAGAAGATTCTATTCTAATGGTAGCAAAAGAGGTGCACGGATCAGTGAGTACCCGTTACCGGGTTATCATTTCGTGAAAAAATGCTATATCTCGGCTTATGAGGCAACAATCCAACGTAGCACTGGTAAACTGGCTTCTGTAGTAAATACTTCGGCTGATTACAGAGGTGGTAATAACCAAGCAGATTGGGATGCTTTGCCTAAATCCCAATTAGGCAAGCCAGCTACATCTACGAGTAGAACAAACTTTCGTGCTGCTGCTCGTAAAAGGGGAGCTGGTACGCAATGGAACTGCATGGACTATAACGCTTATATCACTTTGGCATGGCTCTATTACATAGAGTATGGAAACCTTAACTGCCAGTTGGCTTTCAATGCCCAGAAAGATAGCAACGGGTATGCTCAGGGTGGTTTGGGTAATGGTGTAACTACATGGGATGGTACAAAGTGGAACAATTTTAGTGGTTATTATCCTATTATTCCTTGCGGTACGAGTGATGAATTGGGAAATGCTTCTGGTGAAGTAGCTTACACTTTAGAGAAAGCAGAAGGAGAAAACAGCAAAGTATTTACCGTACCTCGCTATCGTGGTATTGAAAATCCCTTCGGGCACGTCTGGAAGTGGACGGATGGAGTAAATATAGAAGTGAAGACCAATTCAGACGGAGGAACTTCTAAAGTATATGTTTGCGATGATCCTTCTAAATACAATGATAGCAATTACACTGGCTATACGCTTAGAGGATTGGCAGCACGTGCAGAAGGTTATGCAAAAGAAATGATTTTCGGTGAATTTGGCGATTTGATTGCTTCTGTAGTCGGAGGTGGATCTACTACCTATTGGTGTGATTACTTCTATACCAATATAGGATCTAACGCTCTTAGGGGTGTCCTTTTCGGCGGTCATACGTCTTATGGCGGTCGTGCGGGCTTCGGTTATGCGAGTACGGATGACGCCCCCTCGTCTGCGTATGCGACTGTCGGCTCTCGGCTTTGTTTTATTCCTGAATCGTGAAGCGAGCCAGGTTTAGACTGCAAAACTTAAATGATTAATAAACAAATAAATATAGGTTGGTTGCTGGTGGGTGTCCTTTTCAGCGGTAATACGAATAATGGCGATCATGCAGGCTTCGGTTATGCGAATACGAATAACACCCCCTCGAATACGAATGCGAATGTCAGCTCTCAGCTATGATTTTTCAAAATTAACTCAACATACGAAGCAACGACCTTACCTATTGGTAGAAGATAACATAACTCATAAAGGTGCTGGTAGGGAAACCGAAGGCTCTGAGTACGAAAAACAAAGAATATGAAGAGATTAAGTAATTTATACGAGCAAATTATTTCACTTGACAACTTGCGCCTGGCTGATGAAAAAGCCAGAAAAGGCAAGTTGCGTTCTTATGGTGTCAAACGACACGATAGGAATAGGGAAGCAAACATACTGGCTCTTCACGAATCTTTGAAAAACAAGACTTTTGTAAATTCTAAATATGAGGTATTTATAATCAGAGATCCCAAAGAACGGCTTATTTACCGTTTGCCTTATTATCCTGATAGAATCTTGCACCATGCCATTATGAATATTCTGGAGCCTATATGGGTGTCCTTATTTACAGAAGATACCTATTCTTGCATTAAGGATCGTGGTATTCATAAAGCAGCAGATAAAGTAAAGAAGGCTTTGAAAGAAGATCCAGAACACACTACTTACTGCTTGAAAATGGATATAGTGAAGTTCTATCCAAGTATAGACCATGATATTTTGAAAACAATATTACGGAAGAAAATCAAAGATAAAGATCTGCTTTGGTTGCTTGACGTGATTATAGACAGTGCCGATGGCGTACCCATAGGGAACTATCTAAGTCAGTATTTTGCTAATATTTATCTGGCTTACTTCGATCACTGGATAAAGGAGGTTAAGAAGGTAAGATATTACTTTAGGTATGCAGATGATATTGTGATTTTAGGCGATGATCCTAAACAGCTTCACAAACTCCGTATAGAGATTGAAGAATATCTGCATGACAATTTAAAGCTATCACTTCGTAAAGTGGATCCTAAAACTGGAAAAAAGAAATGGAAGTTTCAAGTATTCAAAATTGATAGCCATAGAGGTATTGATTTTGTCGGGTATGTCTTTTACCATACCCATACCCTTATTCGGAAGGGAATAAAAAAGAATCTATGTAGGAAGGCAGCCAAGCTGAATAAGAAAAAGCACATTTCCGATATGGAATACAAGCAAGTTATTTGCAGTTGGTTTGGCTGGGCTAAATATAGTAATTCTAAGCATCTATTAAAAACAATAATTAAAAAGCAAGTATATGATACACTACGATTTTAAGCCTTCTAAGTTAGAGGCTAACGGGAATGGTTCTTACACATACCGTTGGGATATTCAGGAAGTTCAAGTAGAAAACCATTTTGGAGAAGCTGGAGATAATGGGCAAACTACAAAATGGACTTGTAACGAAGTTGTTGTTTGGGGAATGGTTACAAATGATAAGCTAAAAAAGGCAGTTATTACCCATTTGTGGGATTCGGATAAAGAAGCCAAAATTATCAATGATTATAACGCTGCTCAGCTCGGTATTCTTACTGAAAAATCAGCTACCGATGATTACAAGGAATATTTGCAAAAGAGAAAAGCTATCAAAGAAATGATAGATAACGATTGTAAGGAACTTAATATTATATTGTGATGAAAAAGTTTAGTGAGTTAGGTGTAACCGTACAAGATGAACGTAAAATGTTCAACTGTAGCCAGGTTTCTATTTCGGATGTGCTGAACTGTGAGATCATTGTAGAAGATTTCATTCCAGATGTAAAGACTTCGCACGGTGAAGGAAGATACCTTGTGAAATTTAAACATAGCAATGGTGCGGATGGTAAGTTTTTCACAAACGCAGCTTCTTTAAAGAAAACTTTGGATCAGATCCCCAAAGACGC